GACGGCACTGCTGACGACAAGGACGGCGAAGCTGACGGCACTGCTGACGACAAGGACGGTGAAACTGACGGCACTGCTGACGACAAGGACGGTGAAACTGAATTAGAGACTGATACTGATGTTACTAAAGACGGGGAAACTGACGGCACTGCTGACGACAAGGACGGCGAAGCTGACGGCACTGCTGACGACAAGGACGGTGAAACTGAATTAGAGACTGATACTGATGTTACTAAAGACGGGGAAACTGACGGCACTGCTGACGACAAGGACGGCGAAACTGACGGCACTGCTGACGACAAGGACGGTGAAACTGAATTAGAGACTGATACTGATGTTACTAAAGACGGGGAAACTGACGGCACTGTTGGTGACAAGGACGGTGAAGAACAGGCTGAGTCTTTGTTTGGTTTAACTAAAGACGGCGGAACTTCAGTTGGCGGTGCTGGCTTAGGCTTTAAACCTTTTATGGCAGGCATCTCTTACGAAGCGCCTACTATACAACAAATTGTACAGTCTCCAAAAACAGATTATGTTGCCGAGCTTGATAAAATTATTAACAATAGTATGTTTAAAGGACTGATATGACATATTTAGAATTGGTAAACAACGTCCTTAGAAGGATACGAGAAGAAGAAGTTACTAGCGTTGACGCTAACACTTATAGCAAGATGGTAGGTGACTTTGTTAACGACGCTAAAAAACTTGTAGAGGTTTCTTGGGACTGGTCAGCCTTACGTACTACGTTAACTATTGAAACTTCGGAAGACATATTTAACTATGTGCTTACAGGCAGTCAGAATCGTATTAAAGCATTGGATGTCATTAACGATACTTCTAACTTTTTTATGGAGTATCGTACTTCTAAGTGGTTTGACAATCAATACCTCAATCAAACTCCCGCGAGTGGATCGCCACAGTTCTACACGTACAATGGTGTTGACTCCCAAGGTGATTCACAAATAGACATATACCCAAAGCCTGACGGTGTTTACATTCTCAGGTTTAACTGTGTGTTACGTAATGAAGACTTAGCCGCTGACACAGACCCTATGTTAATACCTGCAATGCCTGTCATACATTTAGCAGTAGCTTTAGCAGCGCGTGAAAGAGGCGAGACAGGCGGTACGTCTACGACTGAGTACTTTGCTATGGCTAACAAGTATCTGTCTGACGCTATCGCTTTGGACGCACAGAAGCACCCTTACGAAACTGATTGGTATTCATAATAGGAGCTAGTGTATGGCCCAGCCACTACAAAGTATTAACCTAGTTGCTCCTGCGTTTAAGGGTATCAACACTGAGGATTCGCCTTTAGCGCAAGACCCGTCGTTTGCAGAGATAGCAGATAATGCTGTCATCGACAAGCGCGGTCGAATTGCTGCGCGTAAAGGTAACGCTGTTATTACTACAGATAAGACAGAGTTAGGCACAGACTTTGCACATAAGCTGCACTACTTTTATGATGACGCTAACAACTCTAAGTTGTTTAGCGCGGGTAATAATAAAATATTGTCAGGAACAACCACGCTAGTTGACGAAACGCCAGCAGGTTATACTGTAAGCGGCAACAACTGGAAGATGTTAAACTTTAACGACGCAGCTTATTTTTTCCAGCGCGGCTTAGAGCCTTTGATTTACACTGACTCTGGTGGTCTTCAAACGTGGGGAGATTACAACGGAACAGCTACGTCTTCGCAGTATTTTTGTCACGAAGCTTTAGCAGCCTATGGTCGTTTGTGGATTGTTGATAACGCTGCTGACACGCAGACAATACACTGGTCTGATCTGCTTATTGGAACTTCTTTTACTGGCGGCTCTACCGGATCAATTGATGTATCTAAAGCGTGGCCTGACGGCTACGATGAAGTTCGCGCATTAGCGGCTCATAATAATTTGTTAATTGTTTTTGGAAAGCACAGCATTATTGTTTATGAAGGTGCGTCCTCTCCAGCAACTATGAGTATTGCAGACACCGTTGCTGGCGTAGGCTGTGTTTGTAGAAATTCTGTTCAGCATATCGGTACTGATGTTTTATTTTTGGATCAATCAGGTCTTCGAAGTTTTGGACGGACTATCCAAGAAAAGTCAATGCCTATAAACGATCTAAGCTTGAACATTAAGACTGAGTTTATTGATGCCATTGCTCAACGTACAGGCCCAACGTCTTCCGTCTTCAGTCCTGAAAATTCTTTTTATCTTATTTCGTTTCCAAACCAGCAAATAACTTATTGCTTTGATCTTAAGGGTACGTTAGAAAACGGCGCATACCGAGTGACAAGGTGGACGACTAATCTGTTTAAATCTTATGAAAGAAAACCTGACGGTACGTTGTACATTGGTAGTGCTCAAGGCGTAGGAGAATATGTAGACTACAGCGACAATGGTGAGTCTTATCGTTTTAGATATTACAGTCCCGGTCTTACGTTTGGAGATCCGTCAAAGCTAAAGATACTTAAGAAATTAAGACCAACAATTGTGGGTGCCAATAGCGCGACAGTTATTCTTTACTGGGGCTACGACTTAACAACTGAATACAGGTCTACCCAGTTTACTGTAGGCAATCAAATTCCTTTTTATTTTTCAAGCCCTACAAACGTGCAAGGCGACTTTATAGCTGCCGGGGGACTTTCTGAATACTCAGATCCAAGGGATGCACAAGACGAACCTATAGGCGCAGGAGGGCTTGCTCAGTTTACAGGCGGTGCGTTAACTTCTAGGCGTCAGATAAATACAACAGGCGGCGGATCTGTTGTTACAATAGGGCTTGAATCAGACATTAATGGATTTCCACTGTCTCTACAAGAGATCAATGTATTAGCACTTATAGGTAAAACGTTATGAGCAATTACTCACCATCAACAGACTTTGCAGGAAAAGATCAAATGCCTGCCGGGGCCGCGCTAAAAGTTATTCGCGGTGTAGAGTTCACCACAGAGTTTACAGACATAGCAACAGCCATATTGTCTAAAGCTGACATAGAAAGTCCTACGTTTACAGGTACTGTAGTCATACCTAACATGACATTCACTGGTACGCTGTCTACAGGAACGATTGACGGAGGTGTTTACTAATGGCTGATTTTGACTGGTTAGAGTTTTTAAAGGGTTCCAGCCCTCTTCTTGGTTTGCTTGGCGGCGGTGCTGCTCTTACAGGCGCTTACGACAGGCTTGGCGGTATTGGAGAAGCTGCACAGCAAGGCGCAATGCAGATTGCTCAGGAAGGGCTTGAGCAGACAAAGTTTCAACCTTACGGTGTAACGACCACCACAGGCAGTACGTTTGATTTTGATCCTGTAACTGGAAAATCAAAACTTGGTTCTTCAGAGGCTGAAAAAGCTTTCCAGCAGCAGCTGTTTGGCGATGCTCAGTCTATGTTTACGAACGCAGCGGGAGATACAAGTGAAAGAGAGCAGGCCATATACGACCGCATAAGAGCAGCGCAACGCCCTGAAGAAGAACGTCAGCGTCAAGCTTTAGAAGAAAGAATGCAAAATCAGGGACGTTCAGGCGTACGTACCAGTATGTTTGGCGGCACCCCAGAGCAGCTAGCCATGTTTAAAGCACAGGCTGAAGCAGATGACAGCGCATTTCTAGGCGCTATGCAACAGGCTCAAGCAGAACAGGCGCAGCAAGCGGCACTAGGACAGCAAATGTTAGGGGCTAGTTACATGCCACAGGCTCAGTTGCTGCAAGCTATGCAGGGCAGTGAGCTTTACCCGCAGCTACAGCAGAAGGGTCAGCTTTACGGTGCAGGTCTGTACGGTGAAGGTGCTATGGGCGGTCTTGAGGCGCTGTTGGGTGCTGGTCTGGGACAGGCAAACCTGATGGGTCAATTAGGTACTGGTCTTCTTAGCGGGTTAGCTACTCCAACAGACAACTACGGCGGTCTTTCAGAACTGCTTGGTGAAGGCTTTGATGCTTTTTTCGGCGACGGTGGTCTGTTCGGTGATGGCGGCATATTCGGTTAATAGGGAGATTAAGTAATGGCTAAATTTGGACAGAGTTTTGTACAGTCGCTGACACAGCCGGGGTACAGCCAAGGTTTGTTTGACTTAGGGACTACGCTTGGTCAGGCTCCTGCTTTGGCTGCTGAGAAACGTGAGCGTGAAGGTATGCTGGCGCAGATCAAAGACATGACGCCGCTAGAGACTGCTGACTTAATGGTAGATAAGGCAAAAACACCAGCACAACTGGTGACGGCTAAGACAGCGAGAGACAGTGCATTGAAAACGTCAGGTGTTCAAAGCATTGATGTTATGCAGCAGCAGTTGTTAACAGAAACAGACCCTGTGCGTATGCAAGAGTTAGAAAACGCCATGGTCGCTGTCGGCAAACAAACAGGAAATGATGTTAGTAAATATTCTGGAATTGCTGGTAAGACTTTAGCGGCGCGTGACACAGCAGCGTGGGAACAAACAAAACTTGACAACGAGAAAAAAGCTGTTGTAGAAACGCGTATGGTTGACTTTGCTGTTAACGGC